GCCTCCTCCTGGGCCTTGGCGGCATCCTCGGCAGACCGGGTGATCTGGGCCAGCGAGCCCTGCAGGTTGAGCAGCGCGGCCACTGTGGGCGCGCCTGCGGCGCCCAGGGCAATGTTGGCGTCCATCAGGGCGCGCAGCTCATCGCGGGACCGGGGCAGCTCGTACCCGAGCGCCGCGAATTGGGTGGTGAGATCACGGGTCAGCGCCGCGCTGCGCTCACCCGGACGCCACGCCGCTGGAACTGCGCCGCGAGCTGGACTACCTGCACGACCGCGAGCTCATCAAGGTAGACCGGCAACCTTCCGGCCGCTGGTTCGCCGAGCTGACGCGCATCGGCGTTGACCTAGCCGAGTACGAAATCCCCTGCGAGCCCGGCATCGCCCGGCCCGAGAAGTACTGGTAGCCCATGGGCCGCAAAAGCAGCATCGACCGGCTGGAGCCGGAGATCAAAGCGTACATCCAGGCCATGCTTGCCTCGGGCAGCATGACGCTCGATGAACTGATTGCCGACCTGCGCGAGCGCTGGCCAGCCCAGTCGGGCTCGGGCGAACTGCCCAGCCGCTCGGCACTGCACCGCTACGGCTCCAAGCTCGACCGGCGGCTGACCGCCATCCGCGCCAGCACCGAGGCCGCCAAGCTGATACAGGCCCACGCGGGCGACGACAAGGACGCGCGCAGCGAGGCCCTGACGGCCATGGTGCAGACCGAGCTGTTCGAGGCCATCCTCGCGCTGCAGGAGGCCGACGAGATCGGCGAGGACGGAGAAAAGGCCGACCCTGGTGAACGAGTGGCCCTGCTATCCAAGGCTGCGAAGAACATCGCCACCCTGACCAGGTCTAGCATTAACCTCAAGGAATTCCAGGCGAAAGTGGAAGAAGCCACGCGCCGCAAGCTGCTGGCCGAACAGGAGGCCAACCTGCAGGAAGTTGCCAAGGCCCAGGGCATGGACGACGACCAGGTGAACTTCTGGAAAGAGAAGTTCCTGGGCATTCCCAAGCCAAAGGGCCAGTGATGCACGCCATCAAGCCCTTGGCCTCCACCCTGCGCACGCTGGAATGGGACGATCTGCCCGCCAGCGTGCGCGGCATTCAGGATGGCTTCAATCCACTGGCCGAAGGCGTGCTCATGAAGCACCAGCGCGAGGTGGCCGCCATTGAAGCGGCCATCGTCGCGGTGCCCAAGGGCCGCCGCACGGGCATCACCTTTGGCACCATGCTGCGCAAGACGCTGGTAGCCGCAGCGCGCAAGAGCGCCGGGGGCGACAACGTCTACTACATCGGCGACACCAAGGAAAAGGGCCTGGAAGCCATCGGCTACTGCGCCAAGTTCGCCCGCGTGATCGCCCAGGCCCAAGGCCAAGGCGTTTCCGGTGTTGAGGAGTTCCTGTTCGAGGATCAGGACGACACCGGCAAGACCAAGCACATCACGGCCTACCGCATCCGCTTCGCGTCGGGCTTTCAGGTGTGCGCGCTCTCCAGCCGCCCGGCAAACATCCGGGGCCTGCAGGGCCATGTGGTCATCGACGAGGCCGCATTCCACCCAGACGTGCAGGGCGTGCTCGATGCCGCGACCGCTCTGCTGATCTGGGGCGGCCAGATCACCGTCATCAGCTCGCACAACGGCAAGAACAACCCGTTCGCGCAGTTCTGCCGCGACATCGAAGCCGGGCGCTATGGCACCGACGCGCAGGTGGTCACGGTCACCTTTGACGATGCCGTGGCCAACGGTCTGTACGAGCGCGTCTGTTTCATGAAGGGCACCCCGCCCACCCTGGAAGGCAAGCAAGCCTGGTACAGCAAGATTCGCAATGGCTATGGCGTGCGCAAAGCCGCCATGCGCGAAGAGCTGGACGCCATCCCGCGCGACGGCAACGGCGTTTGCCTGCCGGGCGTGTGGATCGAACAGGCCATGGTGCTGCCAGAGTCCACCGTACTGCGCCTCACGCTGGACGAAGACTTCGTACTCAAGAGTCCGGCCGAGCGCGAGGCTTGGGTGGCCGACTGGATCGAGCGCAACCTCGTCCCGGCCCTGGCCCGGCTGGACAAGAACGTGCGCCACGTCTTTTCGCACGACTACGCCCGCCACCGCGACTTCTCCATCTGGGGCGCCACCGCGCTGACCACGGGCATGCGCCGCCAGGTGCCGCTGGTCATCGAAATGCACAAGGTGCCCTATGCCCAGCAAAAGCAGATCACCTGGTATGCCATCGAGCACCTGCCGCGCCGCTGCGGCGGTGCCATGGACGCGGGCGGCAATGGCGAAACCCTGGCCGAAGAGACCGCCGACAAGTTCGGCCACACGCACGTGCACCAGGTCAAGTTCAACCGGGGCTGGTACGGCACCTGGATGCCCAAGCTTGTGCAGGGCTTCGAGGACGGGATGATCGACATTGCCGCCGATCCCAACCTGGCCCAGGACCTGCGCGCCATCGAAGAGGTGGACGGTATCCCCATGGTGGCAAAAGCCCGCCGCAAGGACGTCAAAGACCCCGACCTGTATCGCCACGGCGACGGCGCCTCCATGCTCGCATTGGGCTGGTTCGCCACCCTCAACCTGGGCGCGGCCATCGACTTCATCCCCGTTCCCACGCTCCCGCGTGGCTACGACAACCTCGGCGCGGACGGCGACCAGGAAGAGGACTACCTCAGCCTGATCGAGCCGCGCGCATCCTGGTAGCACCCCATGGCAACCTCTCGCATCCTCGGCCCGGACGGCCAGCCCATCCCCATGCCCGACCTGCAGGAGCCGCAAACATCGCGGCTCCTGCACTTGCAGCGCGAGCTGCAGACGCAC